AATCAACTCAACGTCTTTGATGTTATACTCAATAAACTTTTGATGATTCAATCGATACAATGCATGAAGGTTATCAAACTCATCATAAGAAATCTTACCTTCACCAAGTTCAACTTGTGCGATGTTATCAAGGCGATACGATTCTTGTGAGCGACCACTTGGCGCATACCATCTGTATAATTCAATATAATCTAGTGTAGAAACACCAACAAGTTCATATGCAGTTAACTCTTGGTTATTCATAACAGTCTTACGACTACTGATAAATCCCCATGGAGATAATTTTTTTGTTTCATCTTCACCAAGAATTTTATTGAAACGATTTACAAGATAAGGAATATCAAAGAACTTAATGTTCCAGCCTGAAATTACATCAGGACAATTCTCTTCCCAAAATCGTAGAAACTTTTTACATAATTGAAACTCATCATCACACTTCACATAAGTTTCATCACCACGCAATTCATAATCACCACAACCAAACACAACTGTTTGGCCATTGAGATACTTAACACAAATTGCGGTGATGGGTTCGTTTGCTTGATATGGATCAGGAAATCCATTTTCAGAACCAACTTCAATGTCTATGACTGCAATAGATAAGTTTTCAATCTTCCAGTCAATCATACCTTTTTGTTCATCAGCAATAAATGCATAGGCATAACCATTGTTACCATAGATTCTGAAATTCTCAACACCTTCATAACGCTTGACGAAATCTCTAGCCTCACGGATAGATTCAAACTTCATTGGTTCAAGATACTCACCATCAAGTGTATTGAACTTGGTCTGTTTTTTGGAAGGCAAAAACAAAGTCGGCGTGTAAGCAATTTTGTACTTAACACGCCGGCCATCTTTAATACCACGATAAAGAATATTGTTGCCAACAGAGGCAACATTTGTATAATATTTCATTCAATCATTGTATCAGAATTTAGGAATAGAAGAGGCAATTTGAATACCACTACCAAAAACTTGATTGTATTGATTTTCAAGTTCAACATTCGGTGTTGTAATACACAAAACATTGTCCATTGAAATTTTAATACCTGTTTCAAATTCTGTAGCAAAATTCAGGAAAGGTACAAAGGCCATCATTGGTCCTTCTTTACTTGGTTGTACTACTACTTGAACTGGTTTTGTGATAGTAATTTCATCACTACTTACACATTCAATTTCTGCGAGAATCGTATGATTCGTTTTGAAGGTCACGAGCTGTATTGTCATAATGTTTGATTTCTATTATTGAATCTGTTAATTGTTTATTGGCAAAATCTGTTGCTTCTCTTAAAGTTTCAAATTCTTGAAAAGCAACACCACTTGTACCATTAAGTAAAAAAGAAACTCTATACACGAATTCTTTCTCCTGCAGGTAAAACACCAATGGTTATCCATCGTTTAGGAAAGAGCATTTCTCTTCCACGATAGTCATTCATATCAGCCGATGGGTCTTGCATCCAACCAAGAACCTCGACCATATTATCATATTGCCTTAGATAGAGGTCATATCTGTCTGCTCTAGGCAAACGATATTCAATAGCGACTCTTTTAGCAATTTCACGAATGTTCATATTTTCTCTCTTTAATAACATAATAAAATCATTGTAACATAAATCTTGTTAGTGTGCAAGCTTTATGTTATATTTTTGCCTAACTCAGATTGATAGGTTCGTTGCCTCAATTCAGAAGAACTAAATCGGTGTGAACGAGAGTTAAACCAAATTTTAATACCACGGTCTTCACAGATTTGTTTACCTGTAAAATCTTTGTCTTTATATTCTTCACCAATAATGCGAACACTAATAGGCAAGAACATCAACATATCTTCAAGGTCTTTTTCGGTATTGTAAACAATGATTTCATCCACAAATTTAACCGCAGAGAGTTGGACATATCGTTCAACAATAGATTGAACTGGTTTGTTTTTGGTTCCAGGTCTATCAATAGATGGGTCGCTTTGAACACCAACAATTAAATAATCACAAACTTGTTTACATTCAGCCAACATAAGAATATGTCCTGCATGAAGCAAATCAAAAGTTGAACAGGTGAAACCTACTGGTTTACCTATCATAGTATCTGGCATAACTAACATAATTAATCCTTAAATAATTCTGGATGTTTCGTAATATTTTTCAGGTGTACTGCACCATCTACCATGGATATACTTAGTACATCATCAACTTTCCATCCAAGGTCTTGTATCATTTCTTCCGAGAATTGTAATATTGCATCACCATTCTCACAAACCTCAACGACCTGTGCGCTATATTTTTCCAATTTTTACTCCTGCTTTTTCCAAGAAATGTATGCCATCTTCGTCACGATAGCTATTGCGATAATAAACAGTATTGATACCAGATTGGTAAACCAATTTGGCACAGTCCAAGCAAGGTGCGTGAGTAATAAACATACTAGCGCCAAGTCCAGATTCGTTAGACTTTGCCAACTTAGCGATTGCATTTGTTTCAGCATGAAGTACCTCTGGTTTAGTTTTTAATTCTTTGGTAAAATTATTGTAATCATATCTCGGATCACTTGGATTAACATTGACAGCTTCTTCACAATTGTTATCCCAACCAGAAGGCATGCCATTGTAACCAATAGAAATGATTCTATCATCTTTAACTACAATAGCACCAACATGAAGTCTTATTGCGGTAGAACATTCAGCGAATGTCTCCGCAGTTTTCATATATGCATCAAGTAGTTTCTTTTTCATTACCACGTTTCTTATTCTTTTCAAAAACTTGTGAGCCCATTAGTTGAGCATTAATCATCATGTTTTTAAATGCATGACGTTCAATAGGGTCAACAATAGTTGCCATAGTTCGTTTCGTTTGTTTAGAAATGCGGAAGTTTTTATCTCTTTTTAACATGATTTAATTATACACCAAAATAATATAGTTGTGAGGCAAAAATGGGGTCATTGCGACCCCATTCGTTAAGAAACTTCTTTTAGAAGTTGTTGTTTATTGAAGTTTAGTTCTTTACTAAATTCAATTTTTCTTGGTTTCTTATGTTCTGGAATTATATTTTCCAAAGCAATTTTAAGAATACCATCTTTGAATTGGGCACCACGAACCTCAATACTTTCACTCAATCTAATTGACTTGGTAAAAGAACGAGTAGCAATGCCACGATACAAATAATCCACTTCAGTTTGGTCTTTCTTTTCACCCTTGACGATTAATGTACCGTCATGGATTTCAACATCGACCTCATCTTGACCAAAACCAGCAACAGCCATTTCAACGACATACCTGTTGTCATCTAATTTGATAATGTTGTGGGGTGGGAAAGATGTGTTTCTTGTTGGTGCAGTACCATCAACGAGTCTTTCGAGTTCGTTGAAGATATTATCAAATCCAACAAATTGTGGATATAATGCTGTAAAGCGTGTCATAGTTATCTCCTATTAAGCGAGTTAATGAAATGTGACCCCGAAGGCGTCACGGTTTTATTTAGTCAAAGAATTTAATATTCTTGGGGTCTCTTACCAATATTATATTTGGTAATCAGTTGCCAATCATTTTTTTCTTTGAATGAAATAATCTTTACTTGATGTAACGGTGCAATGTTATCTTTCATAAGTTCTTTATTTTGAATTGTAACAAGACCCCATTCTTCTAATAAGTTTGCAATTGCATTACGTCTTTGAATATCATTCTCTGAAATATTAGATGGTTTTCCATCAAGTGCAAACAGTTCTTTAAAATGTACAATGTAATATTTACCTTGTTTGTGTAAAATATGACAAGACTGGTATAGAACCTTTTCTTTCCTAGAAGATACTCCTATCCGTGTTAAAGTCTCACGGACCTTTAAAAAATCATCCTGCTCATTGAGAGTGACCTCAATGAATTTGGCCAAATCAACCATATCATTTCCTTAATCCACCTGTATCGGTTTGTTCTTTTAGTTTTTGGATTTGTTCATTACTAAGGAGGCGCATGGCTTCACGAGCTTTTTCATTGGATAGACCGAAAACTTGCTTGATACATTCTAAATCTTCACTTTTTTCAGTCTTAATCCACTTAGCAAAAGGTCTTTTCTGTGACCTAATGGTATTTAGAAGAAAATCATATTGTAACTTTTTGTCAGTTAAGTGTCTACGATTCATTTCATTGGCATAAAGGATACAGTCTTTATGATAGGATAGAGTTCTATTAACTAGAAATGGTTGATATTCCTTCTCTGTCAATTCATCTACAATTAGATTCTTTTTGTTTTGAAGAATCGAGTTCACATAGTCAAATGGATTACTCATGTTAACATCCTAAACAATCCGATTGTGTCAATTGTAGTTAGCAAGATATAGTTAGCCAACATGCCAAATGATTGCCTAGTATAAGCGCACCAAGCATAGATAGCACAACCAGTAATCCAAACAGGATACAAAGCAAGAAGAGGTGGATTGGGGACAGTAACAGCCATAGTGATGCTACACCCAATTGAAATCGCCCAAGCCAATATCTCAAGTGCAAAACGAAATCTATCACTACGCCAATCATCTTTAATCCAGTCAAAGGTAGGTTTTAATAACTCATTCATAGAAACTCACATTCAACCATGAGTTCGGTCAGACATGCGACAAGGTTGATTTCAGTATCAGCAACAAATGCGTTCTTGTATTGATAGTCAGCAATAATCACAACTGCTTGTGGAATAGATTGTGGCTTCATAACATCATATAAAGAATCATACAACTGACGGAACATTGTATTGGTATCTAAGTCAGTAGATGCAACCCACTTACGAATTGCAGTAAAGTCTTTATCTTTGATATGTTTAGTAATCTCACTTATCTGAACATTACCAATCTGTGCAAGAACACCAATATCAATTTTACCAAACTGTGAATATCGTTGTAGTTCATTTAGAATACGGCGATTGTCTGGAAAGTGTTTCTTAATTAATTCTGCAATAACCGAGTCAACATACTCAATTTTTTCACTTTGCAAAATAGATTGAATTCGTTTGAAAAACGCAGACGCCATCTTGGCCTTCTCACCGTTCTTCAGATTAAAATCAATAACTGCACAACGACTGTGCAATGGTTCAATGATACGAGTTTTGTAATTACAAGTAAAGATGAATGAGCAGTTAACTGCAAATTCTTCAATTGCATTACGCAAAGCAGGTTGTGTTGAGTTTGGATTTAGATAATCTGCTTCGTCAATGATGATGACCTTACGACCACCAGACAATGACATAGATGAAGCATAGTTTTTAATCTTGACACGGAAAGTATCGATACCAGATTCATCAGAACCGTTAATGACCATGAAGTCACATCCGATTTCATTACACATAGCCTTGGCGACTGTAGTCTTGCCAACGCCTGCACCACCACTTAACAATAGATTGGGAATATTCTGTTGATTAACATATTCCTGAAATGGTTGTTTCAACCTTTCAGGTAGAATACAATCTTCAATTGTTTGTGGTCTGTATTTCTCTGTCCATAATAAATGTTCCATACACCACTTTCATAATAAAAAAATAAAAAAGCGGGGTTATTAGCCCCGCATCAATTAAGCAGAACGCCTAGGTCTGTTACTATTTGCCCTATTTGTGTCTGCATCTAACGCCACAATGTTACCTGGCACACGATTACCACCTCTTGATACAGGATTAGGTTCATCAATATGAATATTATCAGATTTTGATAGTGGAATATTAAGTGCAACAAGTCCAGCATCTCTGGTCATTGTTGTTCTACTTCCCACTTTAGTAATTATATTACTTTTCTCTAAATCTATCAATGCATCTTTTAATTCATTAAGAAGATATTGAACACGAGCCCATTCACTAAAGGTGAACTTAGAACCACCTTGTCCTTTAACACTTTCTTTACGAGAGTGTTTCTGGTCACCATTATGTTTGGCAAATGACCATTCATGCATCTGTTTCTTTGTTTTACCAAATGGTGTTGGAAAAGAAGTGTGTGTGCCTGGTGCATTGATACGAGCAAACTCTTGGTCAAAGAACCAACGAACAAATAATTTTTCGTCAATCACTTTGTAACGACCATCGATATCAAATTTCTTACCCCAAATATTACCTTTTTGTAAGATGAATGAAAAAGTATAGAATAAATTATAAAAACTTGATTTTGTAAATTTATTTAATTTTTTCTTATCGTATAATGCACAACCATCAGCCATGGTTCGCATAATTCTTTTAGTCATATCACAATCTGCATCAGAGATGAGAACTTTTCCTTTTGGATAAGGACCAAATACATCATCTAAAACATCAGTATCATAACCTTCATATTTGTTATTATTGATATACAACAACATTTCTGCAACAAACAAGGTATCACCTTTGTTATCAAGACAATGTTCACCAGTCATACCAGAACCAATGTTTTGAAACATGTCTTTGATATTAGTATCACGCAAACAAATATCATTTAACCAACGATTCAATACATTGTAGTTTAGAATACGTTTTTCATGTTTTGTCATAGGCATCATACTGTTAGCAGTAATGAAGATACGAGCAAGTTCACGCAAATCACCAGTCTGATACATCACAACGATTAGTGGGATTTCATACATCAAGTGATTTTGAATTTCTTCTGGTAGTTTTTCAAACTTACCTGCAACATCAACAGTACCTTTTTCACCTTCAACTTGAAAACGAATAAGTTCTTCAGGTTTGAAATGAAACTCATTGTTGAAATAACGAGCAAGTGTGTCGATGCGGTGTTGACCATCTAAAACAAGATATTTGTAACCTTGTTCTAATAAGTCTGTGAAATATTTTAAGTTTTCTTCAATGAAAGAATAGTTTGGTTCTGTTGGAACTAACTTTTTCTTTAGGTCTTCAACGATTGGTTCAATTTCTGCTAATTGAAAACAGTCTTTTACTGAAGCACCATTGAAAGCAGTAAACAAATATGAATTGACTTTTGCATCATGCCATTTAATTAAAAGGCGTTGAAGTCTTTCACGGTCAAAGTAAAGTTCATTATTTGTATATAATGAATATAAC